AGCGCGCCGACGACGCAAGGAGTAATTGATGGCTACCACCGCTGCTGACCAGATCAACGGTGCGCTACGTCTGATCGGAATGTTGGCAGAAGGTGAAGTGCCTTCCGCCGCAACGTCCCAAGACGCTTTGATGGCGCTTAACCAGATGATTGACTCGTGGAGCACGGAGCGATTGGCCGTGTTCTCGACGATCGACCAAATTTTTAACTGGCCGCCAAGCGTTCGTGTGCGCACGCTCGGTCCCACCGGCGACTTTGTGGGCGAGCGTCCGATTAAGCTCGACGACGCCACGTTTTTTCGCGATGCCTCGACCAACGTGTCGTACGGCATCCAGATTATTAACCAAGAGCAGTACAACAACATTGCGGTCAAGACGGTCACGTCTACCTATCCGCAAGTGCTCTGGTACAACCCGACATACCCCAACATCGAACTGTATTTGTATCCAGTGCCAACCCGCGTACTGGAGTTCCACTTTGTGTCGGTGCAGCCTTTGTCTGAACCGGCCACACTCAGTACCGAGTTGACGTTTCCGCCGGGCTACTTGCGTGCGTTCCGCTATAACCTTGCGTGCGAAATCGCACCGGAGTTTGGTGTGGAGCCCTCGCCGCAAGTACAGCGAATTGCGATGTACAGCAAGCGCAACCTTAAGCGCATTAACGATCCGGGCGATGTGATGGCAATGCCGGCGGCGCTGATGGTCAACCGTCCGCGCTTTAACATCTTCACGGGCAACTTCTAATGAAGACGCCCATCCTCGGGTCGTCCTACGTCATCCGGTCGGTCAATGCTGCCGATAACCAGATGGTCAATCTGTACCCGGAAGTGGTGCCCGAAGGCGGCAAGGAACCCGCTTACCTGCAGCGCTGTCCCGGTCTTGCGCTTCAGACGACGGTTGGCACCGGCCCGATTCGAGGGCTGTGGTCATTAGGCAGTTACCTGTATGTAGTGTCTGGTAGCGAGTTTTACCGTGTTGATGCCAACTACGCAGCCAATAAAATTGGCGACGTGACTGGCACCGGCCCGGTGTCGATGACTGACAACGGCACACAGATATTCATAGCCTGCAACCCTGACGGCTTTATCTACAACAGCGATACGCTCGCGTTTGCGCAAATCACGGATCCTGACTTTCCAGGCGCCGTGACGGTCGGCTACCTCGATGGCTACTTCGTGTTTAACGAACCTAACTCGCAACGCGTGTGGGTGACGGCGCTGCTCGATGGTTTGTCGATCGACCCGCTCGACTTTGCCAGCGCCGAAGGCTCGCCTGACGGGCTGGTGTCGCTGATCATCGACCATCGCGAAGCGTGGCTCTTTGGCACCAACTCGGTCGAAGTCTGGTACAACTCGGGCGACCCGCTTTTCCCGTTGACCCGCATCCAAGGCGCCTTTAACGAGATTGGCTGTATTGCGCCGTACTCGGTCGCCAAGATGGACAACTCCGTCTTTTGGCTAGGCGCAGACCCTCGCGGTCAGGGCATCGTCTATCGCGCTAACGGCTACACCGGCGTACGCATCTCAACGCACGCCGTTGAATTTGCCATTCAAGGTTACGGCGACCTAACTGACGCGGTGGGCTACACCTACCAGCAGGACGGCCACACGTTCTACGTGTTGAACTTTACGAACGCGGACACTACTTGGGTGTTTGACGCTGCTACGGGCGGTTGGCACGAGCGCGCCGGGTTCCTTAATGGTGACTTCAAACGCCATCGCGGCAACAGCCATGCCCGGTTTAACGGCGACCCGATTATTGGCGATTACGAAAACGGCAAGCTGTACGCATTTAGCTTGGACGTGTACGCCGATGATGGACAGACTCAGAAATGGCTGCGCCGTTGGCGCGCTTTACCGCCAGGCGCCAACGACCTCAAGCGCACCGCTCACCATACGCTGCAGATTGACTGCGAAACAGGCGTAGGGCTGCCGGGCTATGCGCTTAACGATGAGCCGCCCTACCTTGGTACAGAGCTGCTGGAAATCCTGCAAACGGAGTCCGGTGACGACATTGTGCTGAATCTGGCGTTCACTCTTGGCGCCGACCCACAGCTAATGCTGCGCTGGTCAGACGACGGCGGGCATACGTGGACTGGCAAGCGCCAAGCCTCGATGGGGCGAATCGGCGCCTATGGCACTCGCGTGTTTTTCCGCGCGCTGGGCATGACCGTCAAACTGCGCGACCGCGTGTACGAAATTAGCGGTACTGATCCGGTCAAGGTCGCCATCATGGGCGCCGAGCTGCAGCTTAGTCCGACAGGCTCGTAATGTCCCAGAACATCACGCAAATACCTGCCCCGCGTGTCCCGTTTATAGACGAACGGACAGGGCTTATTTCGCGTGAATGGTTCCGCTTCTTAAACAACCAATACGTGTTGACGGGCGGCGGCACCACGGCGACCACGATTGCGGATCTTGAGCTGGCGCCTTACCTGTCCTCAACAGTCGAGGACGAAGTAGCGGTGCTACGTTCGCAGATTGACGATCTGCAGAAACTTCCGCCGGTCATTCCGGCAGTGTCTACTAGCTCTGGCCCGACGCCGGTAACGACCACTCCGCCCGTCACCTATACCGCCAACTTTACGGTTGGCGCTACGGATGTGTGGATTATTAACAACAAGTCCGGCTCTACTTGTACCGCGACCTTGCCGTCGGCTTCGGCCAGCAGCGGGCGCGTTTTATACTTCATCAACTATCAAGCGCAACTGTTGGTGTCCGCTTCGGCTAACGTCGTTCCCCAAGATGGCGGGTCGGCCACAACCGCAATTTTGGCGGCAAACGCCGGCGATTGGGCTACCATCGTCTCTGACGGAACAAATTGGGTTATCACGCAAGCGGCCAAATTCAACAACTTGCTGTTGGAGTGAGGATTTAAGCAATGCCAGTCTATCTTTCAGCTTTTGCTGGCGCGGGAGCGCAGTTCTTTACCAACGACGGCTCTTCCGTGCTGTCGGGCGGTAAGATCTACACCTACGCCGCTGGCACCACCACGCCGCAGACCACGTACACGTCTGTACTAGGTACGTCGGCGAACACGAACCCGATTATTCTCACCTCTGCCGGCCGCCTGCCCGAAGACATGTGGCTGACCCAAGGGCTGTTGTATCGGTTCGTATTGACTGATTCTGACGATGTTCAGATCGGCGATTACGATGACATCGGCGGCATCAATGACGTGTCTACCGAGTCGATTGCTTGGTCGACCATTACCGGGACGCCGACGACGCTGGCCGGCTACGGCATCACCAACGCGCTGACAACCGCGCAGGTTGCCGCCACGTATGCGCCGATTGCCTCACCCACGTTTACCGGCACGCCGCTAATCCCCGACAACGACACGGTTAGCGCGAACTATGCGGTGGGCTACCGAGAAGCCCCGCAAGTTAGCAAGACGGCTAATTACCAGTTGGTGCTGGCCGATCGCGGCAAGTCGATTTTGATGAATGGCGCGTCGCTAACGCTGACCATTCCAGCCAACTCGGCTGTCGCGTTCCCGATCGGTACGGTCATCATCATCGTCAACATTAACGCTTTGGCACTTTCGATCGCCATTACGACCGACACCCTGACGCTGGCTAACAGCACGACGACCGGCACCCGCACCCTTGCGCGTAACGGCTTGGCAACTTGCGTCAAGATTGGCTCGACCTCGTGGCTAATCAGCGGAGCAGGACTGTCCTAATGGGCGGCGCTACCTTAGCAGCAGCGATTGCAGGCACGGCTGGCGGGTCTGGGAACACCTTTGACTTCTCATCTGGCTCCGGGTCTATCTCTATTCCGTCGGGGGTCACGAGCATGACCGTCGAGGTGTGGGGTGCTGGCGGTGGCGGCGGCTACGGTACGGTAACGAACATTTTTGGCGAGTTTGCTTACGAGCCTCAAGACAATCCGGGCGGCGGCGGTGGCGGCGGCGCTTATGTTAAGACCGTGCTGGCTGTCACTGGCGGCGACGCCAACACGACCATTTTCTACACTGTAGGCGCTGCGGGTGCAGGCGGCACGGTCGGTGATGCGGTCGGCGGCGCTGGCGGTCAGTCAGTGGCGTACGCTGGAACGTATGCGTTGGCCGAAATGATTGCGACGGGGGGCTTTGGAGGCTACGGTGGTATTGGTATCTACGGCAGCCAGCAAGGCGCTGGCGGCACGGCTTCTGGCGGCAATACGACCAACACTAACGGCAACGGTGGAGCGCCTTTTACGCAAACAGGTGCAGTTGCTATTGCTGGCGACAACAGCCTTACTGGCGGCGGTGGCGGCAACGGCGGTGATCCCGTCGAGGGCGGCGACCCAGGCTTGCCGGGCGCCAACGGGCGCATCCGGTTTGTATTTACATAGGTGACACATGGCAGTTAATGTCAAAGTCCTGATCCCGGCAAAAATTGCCGAGAACACGCAGACAACTCAATACACGGCTACCAACGTGTCGACCATCATCGACAAGTTTACGGCAACCAATTACAGCGCTACGGCGGCTACCCTGTCGGTCAACCTCGTGACGCAGTTTGACGCCGCCGGCAACCAAAACTTGATCGTTAAGACCAAGACTCTGCAGGCAGCCGAGACGTATACGTTCCCCGAGATTGTGGGGCATGTGCTCGCACCGGGCGGGTTTATCTCGACGATTGCCGGCACGGCCTCCGCCATTAACATCCGATCGTCAGGGCGAGAGGTGTCATGATCGTCCGTCCCGCTACCCTCGACGACCTGCCGGCGTACATGCCGCTGGCGGTCGCGTTCCACGAAGCCTCGCCCATCCGCCAGGCTATTCCGTTTAGCCCGGAAGGGTTTGCCGACTTCTATAC